AGTCAATCAGATCCATTATGAAGAGGTTATTACTTCGTGGTCTCTATCTTAGCAGGTTGTGTATCAGGAGTCAAGATATCTACTACCATATGGGACTGAGAAACTGCAAATGATAATAGAATTGCTGCACCTGCGATAATCCAACGAAACTTAACAAGATCTTCCACTTTTGTTTCCAACGATTGAATTTTCTCAGATACCTGCCTATGTTGTTCTTTATTTTCATCTTTCATCTCATGAATCATATTTGAAATCATCTCATCCGTCTTACCACAATGCTCTATCTTCTCTTCGTGGACTGCCAACATCTTACTGATATTTTGACTAGTCTTACCCATTATTTGTATTGCTTCGTCAATTTTTCTCATCATAACCTCATATGATGATAGACGCTCTTCTAGTACGGCAATTTTAGTGTCGGATGAAGTGTTTTGGTTAAACATGATTGGAAGATATGAGATTTGCTACATAAATCACATAACAAATCTATTAATATTTATTTTTATTATTTTTGCTTAAGATATTGCAACCACCACTTACGGGAATTTTTACCACCCTTAGCATAAGTCCTTTTTTTATCTTTTTTCCACACAGGAGGAGTACCAGTTTGAATATTATATCCAAGAGACTTTTCACCATTACCAACTACATTGGCAATTGCTCCTTCACCTTCCTCTTTAATAATGTGAATGATTTGAATTAGTTTATCTACCTTATCCATCAGATTGCTTGTAGTTGTTTTAAACACTCTTCATCAATATTGACATCATGCATTTGAGTTCTTGGATATTCTGGAAATCTATTTAAGAATACTAAGAAACTTTTTATTGCCGACCACAAATCCCTGTCCAAGTTGTAAAATAACAAAGGAACTGCTGCGTCATTAAAAACGTTAAAAAGTATAGTTAAGTGATTCAAAATAAGGTGAGTTTTAAGCTCACCCGTATTTTTATATCTTTTTAACAGTCTCTTGACATAGCGTATTCTTTTCAAATCAGATTCAAAATCCTCCATTGTTAATGCTTGAGGATTATCATAGAATTTTATAGCAAATAACAAATAGTTATCTTCATTCAATTCATCAAATCTCATACCATATTATCAGCTGTCTGGGAATAATGTATCATCAGGAGCATCAGTTGTGGTTAAAATTCCACCAGCAACTAATACTTCAGATTTAACTCTTAAGTTTCCGTGAGTATCAATATAAGTCATAATTCCAACCCACCCACTGTGAGCAACAGCATATTTAGTAGTTCTAGCAACTCCAACTTCAATCTGGTCTACACCAAAGACATCTCTAAAATATCCATCAGTCTTTCTTACAAATTGAATCACATCTCCGGTGGAAATTCCAACAGAGGTTGTCGATGCAAGACTTACAGTTGTTGCACCAATTGTAGAAATGACTAAGTTGCTTCCGCCATTTACAATTGCGTCACCTACAATTACATCTTTAGTTCCGACGACAACTGGAATAACATTAGTACCAATGCCAGCGTTAGTAGTGGCAGTTCCAGTTACACCAAAATTTTTGAAAGTAGCAACAGCATCATTTCTGTTGTTAAAACTACTATCACCTAAAGTATAAATTGGTTGCTCGTTAATGTTATATGCAACCGCAGGAATTGTAGTAATTCCAGTAATAAAATTAGCAGTGCTAGCTAATGAAATAGTTGTGGAAGTAAATCCAGTAATAACTGCTTGACCGTAAGTGCCTCCAGTTCCTACACTGATAACATCGCCCGTTCGAATACCAGCAGAAGTCCAAGTTACGACTCCAACAACTCCAGTACCAATTCCAGTAGAAAGATTTACTGCGATTGTTCCAAGACTATAAACCGAATCGTTATTGCCCCAAAGAGACATGTTTCCTTACCTATGAATTCTTTTCTAGAGATATTTATAAAAAAAGGAGACCTCATAAAAAGATCTCCTAGTTATATTAAAGATTTAACTCTCAGGGAGTTAAATCTTTAGCACCTCTTTTCTTTAGATGTTGTTGTGCTTGAATGAGAAGGAATGAAACAATTCCATTTGCTTTAACTTTTGGATTAGCACCTGCCGCTTCTGAAATAAGAAGCAAAATAGTTGCGATTAATCCTTCATTTGCGGCAACCCAAGCCCAGATAGCTGCGAGTGTCATGATGTCCTCCGTGTGAAGAGTATCCTGTGCTATTTAGGATCAGTCAAATCTTGATGACATATTATCTTGCGCTCTTTGAGCAGCAGCACGACGCTTTGCTACTTTTTGAGCGGGAGATCTTGGTCCACCATATTCACCAGCTGCAGGTGGTTTTTTACCAGGAACTTTTTTACGCTGCCCTTCTGGTTTACCTTCCATTTTACGAATACCTTTTTTCACAATACGATATGCTTCATCAGGATTACCGCCACTTTTCCTTCCCTGTTCCCTTTCAAGACGGTTTAACTCATCAATTTGATCACCTTCTAGATCATAAGAACACTTAAGACCAATTGCTCTCAGTTTGTTTTTAGCAAGATTCATAGCAGTTGGAATTGAACGGGGATCCATTTCATCCTGTTCTTTCTTTGCTTTTTTATCTGCCTGAGCAACTGTTTCTTCTTTTACTGGTTTTGTTGGTTTTGTTTTTGCACTACCGAAAGTTTTTTGAAGTTTTTGTGGAAGTTCATCTACAAATTTATAAACCGAAGCTGGGACATTAGGAGCACTTCCACCACCTTTTGGTTCTGCTGCTTCCTTATGAACTGGAAGTCCTTTGTGCTTGGTTTTTGCAAATTTCTTTGCTTCTTTTTTACTCATTCCTGCTGCTGCTTTTGCAACTTCAGGAGATGCTGGTTTTTCACCTTTCTTTGCAGCATAAACCATCCCCATAAACTTTTGTTGTGCCTGACTTACAGCCTTCTCAACAATGAATGGACCTTCCATTTCGTGGTGAGCCATCATTGTTCCAACAGCTGCAGAATTTCTAGAAGCGCCAGGAATTGGTGGATTAATTACAACTTTATTTTTCCCACTCATTGGTTTAATTTGCTTGTTATTAGCATCAGGATTTGATGCCTCACTATCCGCCTCACGAATAAACTCTTCCTTTTGAGTCTTTCTAGAAGCAATCGCAGCGCCGCGAGCCTTTCTACGATTCAAAAGATACTTATCAGACTTATCATGATCACCATCATTATCAATGTCCTTGTCTTCCTTACCAACTGGATCTAAACCTTTACCTGCTTTTGCTCTTGCAGTTTGCTCACCTTTCTTTTTTTCACCCTCATAAGGTTCGCCATATCCAGTCATTTCAACAGATTCAATGTTTGGATTTGCACGAAGATCATTAATTTTTTCACGAGTTGCATATCTTACATATGAGCGACCATCCTTTCCAGTAACCCTTACCTTATATTTTCTGTGCTCAGCAGTTTCTAACTTTTCCATGTAAGTTAGAACGATTGGTTCCTCTTCTTTCTGAACACCTTCCACAAATACTTTATAAAGTGCGTTAGCAACATTATCAGATGCAAACTCTCCGATATTAAAATCTTCTGCTTTCATTCCACCTTTACCAAATAACTTTTGCTTTACCAAAGTTTTTTCTTGCTGACTCATGCTGCTATTAGACATATATTGAGAATATGCCTGCTGAAGAGGTAATTCTTCTCTTCTAGCACGATAACGAATATCGTAAATCGCCTGCTTTACTCTTTTTTCTGGTGTCTTTCCACCTTTTTTGTCTTCTTTATCACCGGCAGCAGCTTGTGGGAACTTTCTTGCGGGAAGTTCTTCAGCAATATGTTTTTTCATGAGTAAACTTTACTTCTTACTTTTTCTATACTTATTTATGAAATCTCTTATATTATACCCGCGATATGCCTTTCCACCCGACTGAAGATTCTCTTCTCCAGTTCCAACAGCGCCTGGAGTCATATCAGAAGCGTATTTAAAATACCCAGAAGTTCCAACAAGAGTGTTTGGTTTACCAGGAAGTCTCATTTTTTTATCCATTCTAACTTCAGTATATTCGCTCAAATCTTTAATCCAAGACTTAAACATCTGACCAGATTCGGTTACACAAATTAGATAGTTAGTTCCTCTACGAATAATTCTACCGATTAAACCAGTATTCAAATTCTCAACTTTCTCACCAAGTTTAAAAATAGATTCAGTAATATAATTTTCGCGGAGAGATTGGAAATCAAGCTTAGGGGCAATTTGCCAAATATCCCAACCTTCTTTGATGCTCATTGCACCACGAAGAATATTAAAAAGTTCTTTTGCTTCTGCTGGTTTTACTTCTGGAGGAAGACCTGAACGGAAGGTTTTGAAATCATTCTCTGCTGCAGCAAGTCTCATTCTTGAAGCAGACATTCCTTCTACACCCTTTGCATCAGGGTCTCTATCGCCAGCAGAAACTACTTCAATATTATCAAAGTTATAAAGTTGACCATTATACTGATTGGAAAGTTTCTCAAATTCTTTTACTCTATCAGCACCACCGATAATTCTTACACCAGCATATCCATTATTATGAGCCATTTTCAAGACATCAAAGATTGTCTTGGTATTTGCATCATTTACAATATTACCAGCATGTTGTGGATAAAATTTCTGCATATAACCAATCTTAGTATCAGGATCCAATGGATTCTTTTTCTTGTCCTGACTCCTTGATGGAAAAATTAAATACTCACCATCTTTATCTTGAGATGCAGATTGTGCAGCAACGTCCATCAGTTGCTGGTGCCCAATTGTAGGTGGATTGAATCTACCAAAGGCAATAGTCAAAGTTCCTTTGGTTTTAGGAACAGGAAGATACTGTGCTGGTGGTTGCTCTTGTGCTGCTACCTGTGCTTCGGGAGCGGGTGCCTGTTGCTGTGGTTCCTGCTGTTGAGTAAGTGCAGGATCATTGTATCCAGGAGATGCAATTGTTTTTTCCTTTTCAGTCTGTGCCGGATCTTTACCGCCGACTTTTTGACGCTTATTATAGAATTTTAATTTTCCACCTTCAGTTTTTGCTACAAATTCCCCTTGGCGGTCATACCATCCACCATGCCCATCACCGACAAGACCAAGACGCTGCGCCTGTTGAGATGCAGTTGCTTCTGATATGAATTGGAAAAAATTTTTCATTATCTACTTAAGATATGTATCCAGTTGCGCTTAATATAATGTATTTATTATATTAAGAACATTCCAGGTTGCGCTTCTAGGTAATTCCTAGGATAAAATCTATACATTTTCATTCCACCAGAAGTTCCACTAGCAACTTCCATTTTATATCTAATTTGAATTATCAAATTAGTATTCCCACTTAATTTAGTTCCATCTGGTTTTGATAGATAAATTTCAATCTTGGGATCACCAGATGCATTAATTCTTGCATTGAATCTACTATTTGCCAGTATTTCTCTAAACTCTCTATTAGCAACTCTGGTTTTAACTTTACCATCTCCAGCAAATTTAACAAGTTCAGTATTAACATTTCTTGATAGACCGTAGATAATATAATCGGCAAATTTGGATTTTACATCAGTTTTTTCTTCAGTATCTAATCCTTCATTTAATTTTTGAGTAGCATAAGTGTAAACTAACCTAGCAGCTTTTTTTAAATATTCGCCACCACCGGTGCTTTTTGCATTATCTCTAGAAGTATATTTTTTAGTAAAAACTTCTTTATCAAAAAATTCATCTATAAAATCTTGATATTTTTCTGCTATTGGTGAAACATCTAGACCCATCTCACCAAATATATTCAAAAATTTATCAAAACCTTGCCCAGAAACTTGGTGAAATTGCTCACCCCCCTCAACCTTTAGAGAGTAATCAATATTTCTAAATCTTTTATCTGGGTTTGTTGGAGAATTAACCTCCACCTTAACATCCGCTTTTGTTCCTTTTTGATCTTCAGTTCCGGCAGCAGTTACTCTAATAAAGTCTTCACGCGCATTAATAGAAAGACCTCTTGCTTGTGCGTTAAGTCTACTATGAGAATTTACAAAAGATACTGCACCATTTCTTAAATCAGAAACTTTTGTCCAATTTGCTTTCGTTGCTAAAAAATCTTGTGCTTTTTTTGGAACAGAAACTGATACAGATACCGTATCAATTACAGCACTACCAACATCATTAACTTGTTTTACATATCCCTTCTTCATCATTTCAGTTAGAATAGCATCAACATCGGATACATTAACTGTTGGTAAAGTTCTTGAAGTTTTTGTTTTTGCTCTTTTTACAAATCTAGCAGCAACAGCTGCAGCAAAAAATACTTCAAATAAATCACCTCTATTTGCTGATATTTTTTCTGCCATTTTATTTTTATTTAGAAGTGCCCAAAAGAGGACTTGAACCTCCACTCCTTACGGAACAAGTGCCTAAAACTTGCGTGGCTACCAATTACACCATTTGGGCAAGTGGAGAATAGCGGATTCGAACCGCTGACCTTCTGCGTGCAAAGCAGACGCTCTACCAACTAAGCTAATTCCCCAAGTAAGACCATTATATCACCTAACAGGCATGAGGTCAAATAGTTCTGGATAAAGTTGTCCATATTTTCTCATCAGTTCTCCTGCTTTTGCATTTGCCTGATTTTCTATTGGACTGCCGGCATGAGAACTCTTGCGGTCTAGACCTTTTTCCATATGTTGTTTGTAATGGATAAATTCATGGGCAAGAGTTCTCAGTATATCCATAGGATGACGATTGATGATACTCAAATGAATTACATTTTCTTTTGAAATTTCACCAAATGCAGCGATGTGTTTAGCAAAATCTGCATCATCCACAAGAATGATTGGAATATCATAAGTAAGACGAAGTTCTCTTTTTAAGAAAGATTTAAACCTCTTAAGAATCAAATCTAATTGAATTCTTGTAGTCGGTCTTCCTTTATTTTTTCCAATCAAAGACATTTTTTAAAATTATTTATTATTCACCAATAGAAGTACTAATCTTTCCGTCAATATCTTGAATTACTTCACGAATATCAGTAATTCTAGTAGGAACACATACATCATCATATGTATATCCTTTTTGAGAATCAAAAAGGATTTGGCGTACTGCTGCTGCAGTGCGGATATCCATTTTTAGAGTTATTTGTTTTTCTTTAGTCATCGGTCATCAGCAGCACGGTTTTCGGAGAAGTAAACATCGAAAGCACCTTCGGGATAACGCTTGAGAAGTTTCTGCACATTTTTAGCAACCACATCATCAAGAGTTACATCAAGTGCAATACATGCCTGAGCAACATACCACATAATATCACCAAGTTCAATAATCAGGTGCTCACGATTGTCTTCATTATAGGGTTTTCCTTGGAAAATCATTTTTTTAACGATCTCCATAAACTCACCACCTTCGGCATTAATACCAACAGAGGCAGTCAAGAGTCGCTCAATATTAGCACCTTTCTCATCCAGTGCAACAAGACGATCTGAAAGAGCGAGGAAGTCCTTGGATGCATCAGAAGTTACGGCATCCACAAACTCAGCATACTTATCAAAATTAACGTGTTTTTGTTCCATTAAAATTTAAATCCTTCGAATGACTTTTTGGGTTTTTTGTCTTCATTATCATTATACTCGTCTTCCTGTCCAGAGTCAAGTATGTCCTTCTGAGCAGTCTGCTCACAATCATAAAGACGCATTTTTGCACGATCAATTCCAACAATAAATCTCTTGTAGATTGTTGGATCATTATAACGATTCTTAAGTTGTTTCACCATAATTTGCCCAAGTTGCTCTAATTCTTCAGTACTAATCAGAGCAAACATCAGGTCAGCAGTAGCAGGCAAACCAAATGATTCCGAAGTATCAGTCAATTCCACATCAGAAGATCCAAAACCACTACGGGTAGTCTGAGTTGCACTTACAATCGGAACATTGAATTCTACAGCAAGACCACGAAGTTCTTCCGCAATTGCCTTAATATAAGAATAAGAATTTACAGAAAGGTTTGATTTATATCGACTTGAAGCACAGATGTTCAGATAGTCAATAAAAATAATATCAGGTTTAAATGATTTCTTCAGAGACAATTCATTCAAAAGTGCCTTGAAGTGACCAGCGTGAGCAGAAGCAGTTGGATACTCTTTGATTATGAGAGTTCCTTGTGTTTTTTTGGATAGATTTGTTACCTTATTCTCAAACATTTGTTTGGGTAAATCTGTAATATTCTGAATTGGTACATTTAAAAGGTTTGCATCAATTCTTTCAGCAATGCGTTCTTCTGCCATTTCCAACGTAATGTACAAAACGTTCCGTCCTTGGAGCAAGACGGAGCTAGCCACATGGCACATGAATAAAGATTTCCCGACACCCGTACCAGCAAGAGCGATGTTAAGAGTTTTGTTAGGGAGACCACCTTTCGTGATTTTATTAAAGTATTCGAGATCAAATTCAATTTTGTCTTCTTGTCTATGGTAAAACTCATATCGTTCTTCATAATTTTGTAAATAGTCATGTCCAATATTATTATCAAAAGATACCGCTAAGGCATCAGAAAGAATGCTAGGAATTGCATCACGATTTTTCTTTTCATTATTGCCATCTGCAATATGGATTGATTCCATGAGTGCCAAATAGATAGCACGATCTCTACACCACTTTTCAGTTGTGTCTAGTAACCATTGATTTTCTACTGGAGAATCATCTAGAGATTTATTAATTTCTCTGATTTCTTTTACTTGTTCCTCAGTTAAATCTGTACGATTTTCTATCTCAATACCGAGTGCTTCGATTGTGATTGCCGAACCATACTTGACAATGAATTGAACAATCTCCTCAAAAATGACCTTTTCGGATTTGCTCTCAAAATAATCTGGTTGTATGAAAGGAATGACTTTGCGAGAATAATCTTCATTGTATATTAAGTTTCTAAGAATTGTAGTTTCAATTTTTTCCATTACTTATAATGTAGGTAAGCACTCATAATATATTTTGAATTACTTATTGGAGAATTTCCTTTGTGAGGAAACATCCAAAGTGGTGGAAATATTAGTAATGTACCTTTTTTAGGTTTGATAATCATGTCTTCAAACATAGTTTCTCCACCTGTTTCAACATCGTTTAGATACCACATAAAAGATAAAAATCTCCTTGCAGAATCATAGTCTAACACATCAACATGAGTATCAAACCGATCTTCGCCACCAATATTATATTTTTTTATGCGAAATTGTTCAAATGCATGATCTTTAGGAAATACCCGAGCATCTACGAATTCATAATACTTATCACGATAAGTAAAAATATTTTTGATGATATGATTGTGAACTTGATTGACTTCTTCAGTTAATTCTCTATGTTCTGTAAAATTAAATTGAGTAAAATTTGGTTTTCCTTCATTTTCACATCTTTCATGTTTATCTGAAGTCTGATCAAATAATGAGATCAAAAAATCACAAATATTGGAATCTAAAGCATTTTCATAGATATGAATAAAATCATTTAATTCAACCATAACTAAACTCTTTCTTTGCAATTTCATCCAGTTGTTGCATTACATCTTCAGTAAAATATTGCTCTGGATTTTTGAGGATTTCTTTTGCATATATCTTCTTACCATTCATCTCATAACGCCCAGCAACATTTTTCCAGAGTCCACCAAGTTCTCCAAGTTCAAGTAGACCATAATATCGATCAAGACCACGTTCATCGTAGAAAAGACGAACTTCAACATCTTGATTTTCTTTACTCAAACGCGATTTAGCAGTCTTTGCCTTGATAATATTTCCAACGATTTCTGTTCCATCCTTTTCTTTCTTTTTGCTAAGATAAATGATAGTAGAAGCGGCGTACTTAAGACCACTACCACCTCCCATCTCCTTAGTAGGAACATAAGCACCGATAACGTCATATGTGTGATTGGTTACAATCATTGGAATATTTGCTTGCCCCAACTTCAAAGTAAGCATACGGAAGGCACCTTTCACAAGTTGTGATTTAGTCATATCACGAACTTGCTTATCATTAAGAGCATCCGTAATCTCCTTTTCAGTCGAAAGCATACCTAAAGAGTCTAGTACAAACATACAAGGTTTGCGTTCTTCTACAGGTTTTTTCATATAAAGGTCTACCGCCTTGAGTGCCTTTCCACGAAACTCTTCTACCGTAACAACATTAACAACTACAAGACGAGAAGTATCAATTCCACGGGACTCTACAAGAGATTTAGTGATAGCAGCCTCAGTGTCAAAGTAGAGACAGTAACCATCGGGATTATTATCAAGAAAGTTCTTAACCACGGCGAGAGAGAAAAAAGTCTTTCCAGTAGAAGACTCTCCAGCAATAGCAGTAATCTTATTCCCAGATACACCGCCAAATATGCTACCTGAAACCAGTGCATTAAAAATATATGAACCCGTATCAACATAAGTTTCCGTCTCGTCAATATCTGATGCTAGTTTTGTATACTCCCCACCTACTTCTTTTACGATTTCTTTAAGAAAGTCCATTGTTCTTCTCCTTGTTCCTAATAATGTAATTCATTTTGTATGACCATAGTTTGTTGTAAAGTGAAGGATTATTTCTTTTCACTACACTTATGATATATTCCAATTCTTTTTCGGTTATTGGTAATTTTATCATAGAAAAAAATTTTCCAAACTATTTGTTTTTTCCACTGACCACCCTATTGAATCAAGTATGGATTTAAGTGGATCAATAAAACTCTTTTCAAATTGTAGTTCATAATCAATATATTTGTCAAGACCAAGTTCTTTTGGAAAATCTTGAATGAACGAAATAATATTTTCTCGAATAATGTTTGGTTTTTTCAAATAAACAAATTTTATTTTTTCGCCATTACTAATTAATGAATACTTGTTGGTAAGTTTTTTATCCTTTATATAATGATTAAAAAGAAGTGCTCCGCGAATATGAATAGGAGTTTTGTGGGCATAAATTGTAGATGATGATTGATACTTACGAACATCAGAAGCAGTTCTTGGAAATGCAATTTGCTCTGGGGGGAGTTTTTTAAACTCTTTTCGACATTTTTCAATAAACTCAATCACATCTTCTTCAGTGCCGCTCATCATTAGTTTCAGTCCATCCTTAATCATTTTACGACAAGGTGCTGGTGTAGAAGACTTGACTGCCTCAATTCCCATCATTTTGAGTTTAGGTTCTTCATATCGAACACCCTCACTATCCCAAACGTTAAGAATGTAACGCTTTTTAGCAGTCCAGATTCCACGCTCGGCAATGTTCTCACGCTTCATCTGCATCTTCTGGTCATAAGCATTCACGTACTCAGCCAGTTCTTGGTAGCAACCTTCAATATACTTTTCAAGTTCCACCTTACAGACCTTATCAAGGAACGAAACAACGCCTTCAGTAGTTTTCTCTCTTCCTTTGTATATAGTTTCAACCAAAGGACCCATATTAAGATACACAGAATCAGTATCTGAAGCAATAACATAATCAACCTCTTGTGTTTTTAATAGTTTATTAAGATACTGATTGAGTTTGTTTTCAATCCAGCGGATTGCAACCTGACCAGATAAGGTGATTGCCTCAGCATTTGCTAGTTTGTAATAACGGAAATACTGATTGCCGATAGCACCATAAGCAGAGTTAAGTTGAATCTTCCTTGCCATTTGGATGTTATTACACCGAGCAATCTCCTTTTCTAATTCTTTAGTTTTTTTCTTTTCATACTCTTGCTTAGCAGCAAGCATCTTCTTTTTGTAAATGGTACGATCTTGATAAATCTTTTCCATCAATTCTGGAAGAAATCCACGAACATCCTTACGGTACATAGCACCGTTTGCACAAACTGCATAATCTTTATAAAGTTCAAATGTCAATTCTTTATTAAGAATTTTATCCACAGTTACAGTCGGATGTTTTTCTTCGGAAAGAGTTTCTGGACTCACATTAAACTGCATAATCAAATGAGGATACAGAGAATTTAAGTCAAAGTTCACAACCCAATCATACATTCCAGGAATTGGTTCTTTTACATAGGCACCAGCATACTTTGAATCCTTTTCAGTTTTTTCTTTGGGAGGAATTACAATATTTCTTTTTTTCAAGTAATTGTAAATAATAGTGTCCCACATTCTTACCTGAGAAAATACATCGGCATAATTTGCTTTCGCATCATACGCCATCGTAATTGCAAGTTCAATCAGTTTCATCTTGTCTTCCATACGGTCAACAAGTTCTACGTCAATGATGTTATACTCTACAAACTTCTGCCAACCTTTGGTATAGAAATCTTTGAAAGTATCAAACTCGGAGTGGTCTAGTTTTTTCTGACCAAGTTCCACTTCAGCAATGTAATCAAGTCGATAAGATTCCTGTGCTTTATAAGTAAATTTCTTATAAAGATTTAAATAATCAAGTTGAGTAATTCCACCAACATCATAAGAGATGTGTTTACGACCTGCAATATAAGTTTCCCTTTCAGTGACAAGACCCCAAGGAGACAATCTCTTCATTAATTTTTCACCAAGAATTCTATCAATTCTTCGGACAAGATATGGAATATCATAAAGCTCACTATTCCATCCAGTTACAACTTCTGGAGTATTTTCTTCAATCATCCACCAATTAATAAAGTCATCAAGCAATTCTCTTTCTGTTTCAAATCCCCTATAAATGACATTATTTTGTTTGTTAATAAACTGCCCCTTACCCCATGTTCTAATTTGCTTGGTTGAATAATCTTGAATTGTAATTAGAAGAACTTCTTCTGAAGCAGATTCTACATCAGGGAATCCATTTTCAGAAGCAACCTCAATGTCCAAAGTGGTAATTTTAATTTTATTGGTATCAAACCTAATTTCATCCTCGGGATATAATTCAGAAATATACTGATAAATGTAATGAGTGTTTCCGTAGATCTTAAAATTTTCTACTCCCTCATATTTTTTAATAAACTCTCGACAATCACGAACACATCCAGGTTGAATAGATTCAACATAGTCTCCATCAAGAGTTTGATGTTTAGTTTTTTTATTTGAAGGAATAAAAAGGGTCGGGTTAAACTTCTCCCGAGTCATAAAGTGTTTACCATCTTCATAACCTCGGACAAGGAAGTGATCCCCGACCATTTGCACGTTTGTGTAGAATCTCATTAGGCAGTCAATTCAAGATACTTTTTGACAATTTCTTCTTTAGGATCAACGATAGTCAAAATACTATCTGAATGGATCATCATCTCTCTTTGATCAGTAACATTAGGCCATGGGGTTAAGTTTCCTTCAGAGTCTATTTCACAAGGATTAATTAACTTACAATCAGGTTCTCCTAACTCAGACCCAATTTCAATAATTTCAGTCACAATAACATTATCAACTTTCAGTAAAAGACACTTGATTGTTTTCTCCATTTACTTTCTCCTCATACATTTGTTTAAGTGATTTAATTGGTTCCACTAAAGTTATAACCCAATCTGTTGTTACTAACATTTGAGTATCTTCAGTTAAGATAATCCAAGGAGTTAGAGATACTTGTATCTTAGCATCATACTCAATTTCTTCCGAAAGTACTATACTTCTTTCAGTAATTACTTTATATGGATTTTCAAAAACATATCCACATATCTTCTCTTCAGAAACCAATTCCTTTACATCAGAAATCACAGTTTCCCCAGATTTTAGTAGTACTAGTTTAATTGACATTTTTCAGATCATCCTCAACTCATTATAGCAATAAAAAGGGGAGGTGTCAACTGGATTTTGCCAGTTGCCTCCCACGCCGACGATATTCAATTATATTTATTCTTCTTCGTGCCCACATCCACCACCACCAGGGTTGAATGGAACTGCTTTACCAACAGGAACATTCTGAACTTTTCCCTTCATATAAACCTTATGTGCTTTTGCCATAGGATACTTAATGGTTTTTATCTCATTAAGAAAGTGGGCGAAGGTTTTCATAAGTTTTTATTTTATTTAGAGATAGTCCTTTCTAGTGTGATGTTCTGGAACTACTTTCCCAAGTACGATCCGTAGAAGTCCGTCTTCAAATGTGACTTCGCGGACTTCTGTGTCGTCGGATAAAGTCCACGCTCGTTTAAAACTTCTGCTAGCCACTCCCTTGTGGATAAACGTCCTATCCGATTCGGTATCTGCTTTTTGTCCCTCGACAAAAAGTTTTCCATACTCTG